TGTTGATCCACCGATCTTACCCGAAGTTGAAACGTTGGATATTCCAATGGAGGTTTTCTCTAAACCTGAACCTAAGATCAAACGGATATCATACGATTCTCTCGACATAGGATCACTCGGTGCTACTTATGCCGCCAACCTCATCGGTGGGGCTTATCTCTCAGGGTATGATATAGGTATCTTGAACTCGCTATTAGGAGACAGGGTAGAGTGTTTCTTCTTTGATGAGACAGAGCATACCCGATATGTTTTCGATAACGGAAACTTCGACTCGGTTATATATGTTGTCGGTCAGCATGCCTATATTCATAGCTCCAATATTCCGAAGAACGAGCAGTCTGACAAGTTCGAAAGCCTTGGTGAGGTTTTTGATGGTGGTCTCGAGAGTATGCCGGCGGACGGAAACTGTATGATTTATGCCTTTAAGAAATTAACCGGTAATCCCATGACACCTGCTGAAATCCGTTCTAGAATAGCCACAATAGTCATACAACGTAAACATAAAGCCGGTGGACCAACTCTTGAATCCGCTGCCGCTGAGCTTTCGGAGTATTGGAAAGCCGAGACTAAACATAACATGAAACGAGCCATATATGACTGGCGTGCCGCTGTTAAAAATGATTCCGTCATCTATAGGAACGCTAACCTACAATATGAACGCGATTCAGTCATATATCTCAAACGGTCGAGTTCGAACCTTTTTAAACTCTTTTATCAAGACATTGGTGATATGTTTGGTGAATACGAACTTGCTTTTGATGGTACTGAATTTATTCCTATCACTTCGTGCGAGGATGGTTATACCATTGATACCAATTCTAACATCTGTTACGTATCGAGACACACTGTCCTAATCCAAGGGCCACGCCTCTTCGACAAAACGCGCGGTTATCCTGTCTCAGCAGCTACTGTTATAGTCCATAGTGGGATAGCAGGAGCAGGGAAAACGACTGATATTATTGCCAGAGCCCAACCTGGCGATCTAATCATTACAGCGTTAAAGAATTCGAAAGATGAGACCAAAGAAAAGATACTTAATAGCGGTAAGAGTGTAGTAGTTTTAACCGTCGATTCTTACCTTATTA